CTGTTCCAGTTCTACCTTGAGATTTCATCAATCTCTCAGCTGTAAACTGAAGCTCTGAAGGGATAATCATTTTTACCCCTCTAGCTGCAACTCTTAGACCTCTCTCATCAGTTATAGCCGCAATGTCAATTAACGACTGCTCTAATGAAGTTTCATTAAGATCTGCCTGAGTAGATAAGGTATTTTTAAAAGTACCTGCTACTGTAGGGTGAGATGTACTAAATAAAGCAACAGCATCACCAGATTTAAATGTAGCCGTTGAAGGCAGACCATTTATTAAAGGCTCTACTGATTTTACTTGTTTAGCATTACTCATAGATCTCGCTAAAGCTTTTGTATATCTAGCAGCAAGTCTATCGTAGAGGTTATCTTCGATAGCTTCTTCTGTGATTGCAAATGCTAAAGCTACGGTCTCGTGAGTGTAACGAGCTGTAAAAGTTTCTTGTGCTTCGTCAAAAGATACGCCTGCACCTTCACCTTTTACTTGTGCGTTTGCGAAACCAGATAACATTACTTCTTCTTCAAAAGCTCTGTCACTGTTTTCGTTAGTATAAATCTCAGCATGCTGATTTTCATACCTTTTATATTCCAGCCCAAATAGTGCATTTAGGCCTGGTTCTAGTTCTTTAACTAGCTGTGATCGTGATATTGCCATTTCTATATGCTCCTATTAATTGTGGCCGTTGAACGAATTCAGATTCGATACAACAACTACAGATGCAAAAGCTGCAGTAGCGTCCTCATTTTCAGGATCTTCTGCTGATCTTATCATTCTAAATTGTTTACCGTCTGCTGAAGTAGTTGCTATATCTAGTGTAGACGAAGACTTACCAGTAGTATCGCTACCTGCTGATGTGTTCATGTCATACGTTTCTAGAAATG